CCCGCCGTCGAGCCGGACCATCAAGCTAGCCTGGCTGGTCGCCCAGCCGTTAGTCGCGTCGCCGTAGCGGTGCTTGGCGGCGACGCGCGTCCCGACGAGCTCGGCGAGCGCCGGATCCTGCCGCAGCCAGGCGAGGACGGTCTCCAGTGGGTCGATCATCCGACCTTGCCCCCGACGTGCCGCTTCAAGATGGCGGGCAGTCTGGGCGCCTCTTCGGCCACCGCTTCGGTCAGGAAGTGATAGCCGGAAAAGTCGCCGTGGCCTTGGTGGACGGCCATCGCGTACTCCATCCCGCTGCCGAGCTCCAACGTCAGCTTCCCGCCCCGCTCGGCTGGGCTGGTCTCCTGGCCGCCGCGCTCCGGCGTGCTTGGCGACGGTAACACGTCGTCGCCAGCCCAGGTGTAGCCAGGCGTCGCCGTATGGATCGAGCGCCGGAGCGTGCCAGTCTTGACGCCGTGGCCAGGTTGAAGCCGCTTCTTGGCCGCGGCCTCGCAGCGCAGCCCGAACTCGGCTAGGCCGGCGGCGAGTCCCTGCTCGACATCGGCTTGCACCTGGTTGCCGCGCCATACGAGACGAGAGGCCATCAGGACACCACCTCCAGGGTCAGGCTCTTGTGGTGCGTAGCTCGCGCATTGCGCGCCAGAACCGCCGTCACCGTGTACGTCGTCGAGTCCACGATCACTCGGTCGCGCTCCTGGACGTCGGCGCTGGCCGGCACCAACAGCAAGTAGACAGTCGCCACCAGGCTCTCGGCTCGCTCGCTCGACCAGACGCGCTCGCGCTTCTCGACGAGCCTGCACGGCACCGAGTCCACGTCGGCCCAATCGAGGACGGCGTTGCCGTAGGGGTCGAGCCGCTGGGTTGTGCGCTGCACCTGCGCGTCTTGCCCGAGCCACGAGTCGAGCCCCACCTGTCATCCCTCTACAGCCTGAAGCAGGCGACCGTCATGGTCGTCGTGGCCGAGAGATCCACGTAGACCGAGCCGTCGCTCTGGTTGAATACGCTCGTCGGGAACGGTCCGATCATCCGGTCACCGCTGGTCGGCGGGATCGTCGCCACCAGGTCGGCGACGTCGAGCCCCGCGACTTGCCCGGGCGTCTGGACAGTGACGGTCTGGGTAGTAGCGCCGGTGTTCTTCACCTCCAGGAACATCCGGCCGTCGTTGTTGGGGATCGAGAGCTGCGTGCTGGCCGGCGCCGGGTTCGTCACGGCGAGCCCACTGCCGTCACGGCCGATCTGCTGGACCGTGAGAGCCACTCTAGCCATTGGACTGGGCCTCCTCTCGCTTGTCTTGTAGCTGCGCCATCTGCGTGTCTACCTGCTGGGCCGGCTCGGCAGGCGGATGGGCCGCCAGCCACCCCCGGAAGTCGGCTTCGCCCACCAGCCGCTCGCCAACGTGCGGACTCGTCGTGGTCGTGTCGATCCAGACGTCGTAGCCCGCGAGCTGTGCTCGACGGCAGAACCAGATATCCTCGCCGATGAACCGCGGGCCGTCGGGTCCGTCGATGTAGTGAAACGGGAAGTAGGGCGAGCCCAACTTCTCGAAGACCTCACGGGCCACCAGGAGCGACGCCGCGCCAGTCGCGTCCACCTTGACGAGTCCGGGCGTCCAGCTTGTGATCGTCAGGAGCTTGAGCGTGTCGACGCTCTCCCACATGAACGCCGCCGGCCTGAACGGCTCCTTACGCTGGTAGTGCAGGCCGTTGACGATCTTGGGCTTGCACTCGTGGCCGAGCCAGCGGGTCAGCCGCTGCACGACGTCGGGCGGGTGCGCGTGATCCAGGTCGAGCATCAGGAGGTGCGTGCAGTCAGACTTCAGGAACGTCCTGACGAGCTGCTCTCTCGCCAGCGGCACGGCACCGTCCGCGGCGATGACGTCGTGTCCCTGCGCGGCGAGACGCATCCAGGCCAGGAATGCGGCCAGCGGCAGAACCTTCTCCGAGTACGGGATGCCGATCAGGACCTTGACCTCTTCAGACATTGACGAACCCCAGCCTCTGCAGAATCTCCGCTCTGGCCTGGCCCCAATCCGGGGCCTGGTAGCTGTACTCGCCAGCCACGCTCTCGCTCTTGAGGGCGGTCCTCTCCAGCGCCAGCCGGCAGAGGTCCACGATCGCCGCCCGCCGCAAGTCGTCGTCGTCGGCGGGCACGTAGACTACGCTCACGACGGCACCCCACTTGGCGCCAGTCGGCATCCGCTCGAGGCGTCCCTGCGCTGCCCAGACGCGGTAGTCCGTGCCCGCCGTCAGCGCCGTGCCGCTCGCCGCATCTGCAGTCTGGTACTCGGTGATCGAGGTGACGCTGGCGAGACGACGGCGCAGGTACAGGCTGCGAGTGCCGCCCTCCAGCGTCTCGGTCACGCCAGTCGGGGCGTCCACGTAGTGGGGACCGTAGAACCTGACGACCTCGGCCTCCTCGCGGTCGATCACGCGCTGGAGGTCGGCGTCGGCCAGGCTCGTGCGCACCTGGGCCTTCAACTCGGCGACGGTAAGCAGACTCACGGTCTCTCCCTGACAAGCCGGGGCAGACTGGCTACCCCGGCCGCGCTACCAGACTAGCGGCTAGGCCGTGCCCTCGGACGGCGAGACGTGATACTCGCCGCTGTTGCTCTGCGGCACCGATCGCGGGTTGTACCGGATGGCCGTCAGGGTCACGACGCAGGTCGCCGAGACATTCGGCACCGTGAGAATCGGACGGACGTAGCGATCCGTCGGCTTGTTGATGTCGAGGACCTGCTTGACGATGCCGGTGATGCTCGCGAACGAGATCTCCGTGTCGGCCAGGTCCGCGGCGTCGGAGAACGTGCTGGACGTTGCCTGCTGGGCCTTGAGCTTGTAGCCGGTGTAGACAGCCCCCTCGACGACGCCGGCGACGAAGGCGACCCCCTCGTAGCCTTGCATGTCCACGCCGCCGCCGGTGACGACGACGTCGTCGGCGACCTGGAGGGCTAGGACGTCGACCTTCGTGTCGTAGAAGATTCCGTTGAACCCACTCATGCTCTTGCTCCTCGTCGTCCTTGGGGGACGGGCTGACTACCGTCCCCGCTCATTCGGCGCGAAGTACTCGACATTAAGGCTTGACCACTAGAGCGTTGAACGCCTCGGCGAGGACTGCGGTGCCGCCGGATTCCTTGCGGCCGATGTATCCAGTCTGGTTCGCCTCCGCGTAGTGCTCGACGAGTCGCTGGATCGACATGCCGAGCGCGTCGACGATCCAGTAGTAGCTGAAGTCGCCGATCACCGCGATCTTGGCGTTGTCCTCCCAGGCGTCGCTCGCGTCGAGCCCGTCGTCGAACTGATCGCTGAACTCGTACGGCGTGTCAAGGATGGTGTTCGGGACGCCCGCCGCTAGCCCCGCCTGCCAGATGTACTGGCCCATGCCGTCTTTGAGCAACCGGCACTTTCGCACGAACGCCCGGTTGCAGAGGATCCGGGCTCGGGCGGCGTAGGCCGCCTTCAGGCTGTAGACCCAGTTGATGATGTCGTCGGCTGTCACGGTATTGCTCGTGGCGGTCGTGTAGGTCGGCAGCCCGGGCGTCTGGAGGATGCCAAGCGGCTTTCCGATCCCGTCGCCGTTGACGAAGGCCGCCTCCTCGGGGATGCCAAACTTGTAAGCCAGTCGGTCGCGGACGTAAGCCTCGACGTCGAAGGTTGGGGTCCTGAGGAACGTGTTGGTGACGAGCACCCGCTTGGCCAACGGATAAGGGGTCAGGCGCAGTTGGCCGAACGGCTTGACGACGTCGGCCGAGCCGGTCAGGACCTCGGTCGTCCAGGTCGCGTCCGTAAACAGCGACTCCTCGGTCGGGACGATGACCGAGCCGGACGGCACCGGCGGGAGCACGGTGCAGATTCGGCGCATCGCCGAGACGTCGCGCGCCTTGACGAGGAGTTGGTTGACGAACGTGTCCTGCACGAGGTAGCCGCCAGCCGGCGCGTCGCCGGCCGCCAGCGCCTTGCGCTCGTCGGAGGTGATGTCCGCGGCTCCCTTGCGCAAGTAGGCACGCATCGCACGGGCGTAGCTCTTGTAAGCGCCGTCACCCAGGTCGATGAACGCGGGGAATGGCTGGAGGTTCTTCAGCTCGGCCAGGTCCTCGGGATCGACCTCCTTGCCGTTCCAGACGACCTTGAGGGGAGGCTTCTGGCCCTCCTTGTCCTGGAAGAACGCCTTGCGGGTGGCCGGCTCGTTCAGGAACTTGTCCTGCTCGGCAGCGCGCTCCAGGCGCTTGGCCTCCTGAGTCTTGGCCTCGACCTCGTCGAGCAGCCGATCGACCTCCTGGGCCTTCTCCTTGGGCATGTCCTTGCCCTTGTACTCGGCGAGAATGTCCATCGCCTGCCTGTGCAGCCGCGCGGCCTCGTCGTAGAGCCGCTTGATCTCGTCCATTTTCGTCTCCTAGTTGAACCTGGCCAGCGAGAGCGCGCTGGCTCGCAGGCGCCTCTCCAGGTAGTCGGGAGACAGCGCCTTCGGCGGCTCAGTAGCCGCCAGCAGATCGCTGATCTCCTTGGCCACGCTGTTGAGCGCCTCCAACAGACTCGCGAGCTTCTCGCGGTTGGCGGTGGAGAGGGTCCGGCCCTCTTTCTGGCGGGTTGCAGCAAGCGCAACCGACCTGCCGACTAGGGCTCTGGCGGCAGCAAGCGCCGCCTCGGCTTGCTCGGCGTAGGGCTGACCCTTGTGGTCGAAGGATTCGAGGCCGTCGTACATCACG